TGTCGATGGGCGACGAAGAGGCGATCGATCTGTTGGCAGAGATGCAGGCTGACCAGTCCCGGGTGACTCCGGACTTGCAGCAGCTCGTGAACGAACAGGTCGATGCGCGGATGACGGGACGCAGCGAGTTCCAACGGGCTGTGGACTGGTTCGAGAGTGAGGCAGGATTTGCGGACGTGCTGACGACGCCGCGCTTGAAGCAAGAGGCCGGACGGCTTGACAAGGAACTGGCCACCCAGTACCCGGAGCTCTCCCCCCGCCAACGGTTCGAGCGTGTCGGCAAGCAGATGCGTCAACTCCGGGAGGACCTAGGCGTCGCTCCTCGAGGCAAAGGCCCCACCCCCCCGACACCGGCAACCAAGCTCCAGCGGAAAGCGCAGGCAGCCCGGGCGGCACCCGAAGAGGCGGCTGGTCGACAGCGCCAGGACGAGGAGCCCGACGAGACGCAGTCCACCCAGGACGCCATACGGCAGATGGCGATGGGGCGAGGACAGGCGAGGGCGATCACGCACAAACATTAGGGAGTCACCAGCGCCACTGGGCGGCTCCTAGGAGTCACCACAATGGCAGGTCAAGTCTGGGCAATCTCTTCGCTCGGCGGCTATTTCTACAGCCGCCAGCTCTCGAACGTGATGCGCGCCGCGGTGCAGCCGCTCGTCAAGTTCCGCCAGTTCGCCGATGTCCACGACATCTCCCAGCAGGGCAAGAAGAAGGGCGATACCTTCACCTGGGACGTGTTCTCGGATGTCGCCAACGCCGGCGGAATCCTCACCGAAACCAACACGATGCCGGAGACCAACTTCACCATCGTGCAGGGCACCCTGACGGTGACCGAGGGCGGCAACTCCATCCCCTACTCGGCGAAGCTCGACAACCTGTCGAAGTTCCCGGTCGAGGACATCATCAAGAAGGTCCTGAAGAACGACGCGGTGAAGTTCTTCGATCGCCTGGCCTGGGGCCAGTTCAACCAGACGCTGCTCCGCGCGATCCCGGTCAACGGCAACAGCCCGAACGCGATCGTGCTCTACACCAACGGCACGGTGACGGGCAACAACAACATCGCCTACTCCAACGCCCACGCCAAGGCGATCACCGATGCGATGAAGGAGCGCAACATCCCGGCCTACGTGGCGGACGACTACTACGCCCTCGGCTGGCCGACCACGCTGCGCACCTTGAAGAACGCGCTTGAGACCATCCACCAGTACTCGGACACCGGCTTCGGGCTCATCATGAACGCGGAGATCGGCCGCTACGAGAACACCCGGTACATCGAGCAGACCAACGTCGCCAAGGGCTCCGGCACCGACGGGGTGACCACCATCCCCTGGGTGAACGGGCAGTCGGACTGGCTGTTCTTCTTCGGCAACGACACCGTGGCCGAGGCCGTGGTGGTGCCCGAGGAGATGCGCGGCAAGATTCCGACCGACTACGGCCGCTCGAAGGGCATCGCCTGGTACTACCTGGGCGGCTTCGGCATCGTGCACACGCTCGCGACGAACGTGCGCATCGTCAAGTGGGACTCGGCCGCCTAAGCGGCTCCAACTGAAGGGTGGCCCGGGGGCCTTCTCCCCCGGGTGCTTCCCAGCCCTAACAACGTCGGAGAGGCCGGCACAAGGAGACGACGATGGCTCAGACTCAACAGGCCTCCACGCTGAAAAGCATGGGGTACGACCACCCGGCCTACACCACCCGCCAGGCCTTCGCCTTCGTGCGTGCGGCCGGCGCCAACGGCGTCACCGCGAAGTACTGCGCGCACGCCACCCTGCTCGCGTATTCCGCGTCCCTGCAGGTCACCGCGGTCGGCAACGCGACGAGCTCCTACACCTTCACGGGTGTGAACGGCTCGGCCACCGTCGCCGCGCTCTCGGACCAGCTCTCCCTCTACGTGGTCACGAACGCCGGCGGCACCGCCTCGGTGGTGTTGACGACCGCGACCTATGGCCCGTGGGTGGTCACCGGCGCTTTCTTGAACACGGGCACCTACACCAACCAGATCGGCCAGACCCAGCAGATTCAGCTGCAGGGCTCCGCGTCCGGCACGGCGGGCTTGGGCGGCATCGTGATCCCGGCCGGCGCGCTGTTCTACTTCCAGGGCGGCACCGACACGGGCGCCTCGGCCTCCATCACGATGGACTACAACATCCAGCCGCTCGCGGCGGTCGCGGCCTAACGGTTCCTCGGTTGGGGCGGACACCACGCCCCTTTTCATAGGCTCTACAGGAGCGATCGATGAAGAAAGCAGCAGACGTCGGCAACCTCCCCAACTCCAAGCACATGGCGAACGGGGAGACGGTCGGCATCCAGGCCTCCGGGTATCTGGACAAGAAGGGCACCACGGGCGAGGGCGTGCAACGCCTGCCGCTGCCCCCCGGCATGGACATCGAGAATCAGCCGACCAAGGACATCAACGCGATGCCCTTCAAGACGGTGACCTCGATGGGGTACCCGGGCGACGGCTGGACTTAAGGTCATGGCCGGCATCCTGCAGGAGAAGTTCCAGGTCGACTACCCGGAGCAGCGCAACGACGACGCGCACTCGGGGTGGATGTCCGACCGCTCGGCGCGCACCAAGAAGGGCCTAAACGCCCCGACGGGCACCACGCCGCTGCCGCCGGGCATGGACATCAACGCCCAGACGCGCACCGATCAGCGGCCGATGCCCCACACCATGGGCGGGGAGTCGGATGTGTCCCAGGACTGGAACAGTGGCGCCATTGCCAAGGGCTTCACCCGGCGCACCATGCGCGGCACCGACGATGAGTACTCGAACGCCCACGTCGACGCCTTCTACGATGAGATGACGGTCGACGGCGAGACAGGCTTCACCGAGCGCAACAACGTACTGGACCGGATGTAAGCGCCGTGCCGCTCCCCCAGGTCGTCAACGCCCAGTACACCGCGCTCTCGACCGCGGGCACCACCACCTTGAACGCGGGCCAGGCCGGCGGCGGGCCGCCGAGCTCTTCGGGCGTGCTGTACGGGGCGAGCGTGGTGTCGGCCGGCACCGGCTTCGCGGTCACGATCGTGGACATCATCAACCCCACGGGGTCCGGGACCAACACCGCGACCATCACCAACACGCTGATGAACGGCACCGGGTCCGCCGGGCAAATGCTGCCCGCCGGGATCTACAGTGTCGGTGTACGCTACCGCGGGGCGCTCGTCGCCGTGACGGCAGGCACGCCCGGACAGATCAACGTGTTGTGGGATTGACCCGAGGAGACTGACATGGCCCAGGCCCAGAAGAAGCCGAAGATCGAGCGCGACCGCTTTGCCGACGATGGCGTGCGGCTGTTCAATGCCAGCAAGGAGCACGGCGTCGTCTATTGCGACGGCTACATGGAGGTGAAGTACATCCAGGAGTACGAGGGCCGCGAGACCCACTACCGGGGCGATGGCTTCCCGGTGGGCTACAAGGCGGGCGAGCCCTTACCGAAGCACGCCGACGAGCTCCTGGACGAGAACCGGCTGCTGCACGATCGCATCGCCGAGCTCGAGGCCTCGCAGAAGAGAACGAACGAGCTCCTGGCGCGGCTCTCCGCGCAGTTGGACGCCAAACCCGCCGCGAGCCCACCGCCCGCGGCCGAGGCGCCCACCACGGGGCAGCTCGACACCCCCAAAGCCACTCCGGAGGCCGCAGGCCGTGGAGCGGCAAAACCCAAATAAGGCGCGACGCACGCGTCACTCAAACGGCACCGGGCACAGTCCCGGTGTCGTCGTTTCTACCCCGAGGAGAATGCAATGACTTGGAAAATCACCGACCCGCAAGGGCATGAGGCGGCGAAAGTCCGCTGGGAGCTGGTGCGCTGGACCCGTGGCCGCGGCCTCGACATCGGCGCCGGTATGACGCGCACCTTTCAGCACTTCATCACCGTCGATAACAACATCGACGCGCAGCTCTTCGGCCACCCAATGCCCCGCCCGGACCTGTACGTCACCGACGGCGGGGACCTGTCGATCCTCGCCGATGCGTCCATGGACTTCATCTTCTCGTCCCACATGCTCGAGCACGTGGAGGAGGAGCGCCTGGTCAAGGTGCTGCGCGAGTGGCTGCGGGTGTTGAAGACCGGCGGGCGCTTGATCCTGTATCTCCCGGACGCGGACGAGTACCCGAAGGTCGGCGAGGAGGGCGCGAACCGGGACCACAAATGGAACGTGACCTACAACGGGGTGATGGAGCTCATGGGCCACACCGGGGTGGGCTTCGATCTCATGGACTACCAGAAGCGCAACGCCGGTTTCGAGTACTCGTTGTTCTTTGTGTTCAAAAAGACGGCCGAGACCCCGCGCGCCTTCCACCACGATCGGCCGCGCCCGACCGCCAAGACCTGCGCGGTGATCCGCTACGGGGCGATCGGCGACATGATGCAGGCGGCGTCCGTGCTGCGAGCACTCAAGGAGGAGGGCTACCACACGACGCTCTACGCCGCCGAGGAGCCGAACGGCTGGGAGGTCCTGCAGCACGACCCGCACGTGGACGAGTTCTACATCCAGGGCCGCGGCCAGGTGCCGGACCAGGCGCTCCCTGAGTTCTGGGCGAACGAGCGGCCGAAGTACGACAAGTGGGTGAACCTGTGCGAGAGCGTGGAGGGCGGGCTGCTCGCGATGACCAATCGGCCGGTGGACACCTACTCGCCCGTGGCGCGGCACCAGATGCTCGACTTCAACTACGTCGAGCGCCAGCACTTGATCGCCGGCGTCATGCAATATCCACCGCGCGTGCATTTTTATGCAAACGCGGCGGAGCAGAAGTGGGCGCACGCCGAGAAGAAGGCCTTCGGCAAGTTCCTGGTGCTCTGGTCGCTGTCCGGCTCCTCGGTGCATAAAGTGTGGCCGTGGGTGGATAACATCGTGTCGGGGCTCCTGCTCGACTTCCCCGAGGTCACGGTGGTGTTCGTCGGCGGTGCCGATGGCGTCATCCTCGAGCAGGGCTGGGAGCAGGCGACGGGGCGCGTGCATCGCCGCGCCGGCAAGTACACCATCCGCGAGACCTTGAGCCTCGCGCAGATTGCGGACGTCGTGATCGGCCCCGAGACCGGCGTGCTCAATTCGGTGAGCCACGAGGAGATGCCGAAAGTCATCTTCCTGTCCCACTCCACCGTCGAGAACCTGACGCGCGACTGGTGCAACACCCACAGCCTGGTGTCGGTCGGCACCGTGTGCCAGGGCCGCGGCAACGATGAGGCTCCGGCGTGCCATCGCCTGCACCACGGCTGGGCCCGCTGCACGGAAGCCCCGCCGCTCCCGGGCACCGAGGATCAGCACGAGCGCAAGGGCTCCGGCATCGCCCAGTGCCAGATGGACATCGGCGCCGAGGATGCCTACCGGGTCATCTGGCACGTGGTGCAATGGCGCCTCGAGGAGTACGCCAAGCGCGACGGCCTACCGCCGCCCGGGGTGGTGAAGCTCACGGACGAGGAAGTGGCGCGCACCCGCGCGATGCTGCCGAAGTACATGGAGAACCCCGCCCAGGTGGTGGCCGAGAAGCCGCCAGAGAAAAGCGTGCTCGAGGTGTAGCGCATGACGGACTTGAACTTAGGTGGCGTCCAAAACCCCCAGCAGCCGGCGACCTCGGGGGTCTACACCTTTGCGCTGGTCCGGGACGACATCATCCGCGACGCCATGCAAAACCTCGGGCTCCTCGAGGAGTCCGAGATCCCCTCGGCGCGGGAGATCACCGACTGCGCGCGCAAGCTCAACATGTCCATCAAGCAGTTGGCCGGCACCATGGACAAGGCGCCAGGCTGGAAGATGTGGACCCGGGAGCGCGGCGACCTGTTTCTCACGAGCTCGAAGAACGCCTACGACTTAGGTGCCGTCGGGGATCACTGGGCGGGCGGGGTGACGGGACGCGCGGAGCCCACCACCTACAACGCGACCACCCTGTCGGGTGCGTGGGCGGCGGGCACCACGGTCCTGCCGGTGCCGGACACCACGGCGATGAACATCAACGACTTCATCGGGATTCTGGTGGGCTCGGACCTGTACTGGACCACCATCTCGGCGGTGAACGCCGGCGTCTCGGTGGTGATCCCGGCCCCTGGGCTCTCGGGCGCGGCCGCGTCGGGCGCGCAGATCTTCAACTACACCAAGCAGGCGCAGCGGCCGGTGCAGATCGAGACCGGCCTCCTGCACTACACCCAAGGGAACGATGACCCCTTGACGGCGATGACGCTCCCGGTCTACGAGGCGCTGCCCACCAAGAACATGCCCGGCAACGTGCAGGACCCGACGGCCTTTTACTACGAGCCCCGGCTCAAGAACTTAGCCGGGCGGCTCTTCATCGATTGCTGGGGCGCGCAGGATGTCACGCGGGTGCTGCACTTCGTGTTCCTGCGCCAGATCCAGGACTTTGTGAACCCCGGCGACCTGCCGGACTTCCCGCAGGAGTGGTACAACCTGCTCTGCTGGGATCTCACCTTCGCCATCCACCCGATGTTTGACGTCGATTGGACCGCCGGCATGCAGGCGCTCTACGCCCGGGCGATCACCCCGGCGCGGGAGTCGAACCCCTCGAGGGACGCGGCCTTCTTCCAGCCGGACGATGAGGACGGGAACTGATGCAGCCCGTGCCGCTCTTTGGGTCGGGGGTGTACGGGAAGTCCGCGGTCGTCACCCGCCAACGGCGCGTGAACTGCTACTACGAGACCCGCAACGACGGCGACAAGGCGAAGGTGGTGGTCTACGGGACGCCGGGCCTGGTGCTGCTCTTCAACGTGTCCCAGCCCGGCAACCTCCCCTTACGCGCGATGCTGTGCGCGAACGAGACGGCGCTCTACGCGGTGCAGGGCAACCAGTTCTTGAGCTTGAACAGCGCGGGCGCCGCGCTCTTCGCCGCCACCATCAACACCATCGGCGGCTTAGTCTCCCTCGCCCCCTCTCCCAATGGCGCGCAGATCGTGCTGGTGGACGGGGTGGGCGGCTGGGTGTACCAGCCGGGCGCCGGGACCTTCCTCGCGGTGCCGAACGGCATCTGGTTCGTACCGGGCGCGATGACCGTGACCCAGGTGGGCGGCTACTTCGTCGCCGAGATTCCGGGCACCAACCAGTTCGGTGTCTCGAACTTGAACGATGCGACCACCGGCTCCGCGCTCTCCTTCGGCGCGATCGCCGCCTTCCCCGACATCTGCGTGGCGGTGGATAACGTCGCCGGGAACCTGGTGCCCTTCGGCAACACGCATCTGGAGTTCTGGCAGCCGCAGGGCTTCCCGCCGCCGGCGAACCCCTTCGCCCCCATCCAGTCGGCGACCGTGCAGGTGGGCCTGGCGGCGGTCTTCTCCCGCGCGCACGTGGCCTCGCAGCTGCTCTTCTTGGGCAAGGAGACCACCGGCACGAAGCGGGTGTACGCGATCAACAACTACGCCGTTAACGCCATCTCGGACGAGATCGACTGGATCATCAACCAGCCGGGGTTCGTGGTCACCGACGCGGTGGGCCTGTCCTATCAGCGCGACAAGCACCCCTTCTACCAGCTCACCTTCCCGACCATGAACCGCACCTTCCTGTACGACTTATCCACAGGCATCTGGAACGAGACGCAGACGGGCTTAACCACCGGCGGCCCGGTGCGCCACCAGGGGAACCTCTCGAGCTACTACGGGGCGGTGAACAACGGCGACACCCTGGTCACCGACTGGGCCAACGGCAACGTGTACCGCTTCGATGATGCGACCTACAGCGACAACGGCGTGCCGCAGCTCTTCGAGGTCATCACCAAGCACCAGGTGAAGGGCTACAACCGCTTCCGGATCCCGCAGCTCTACCTCGACATGGAGACGGGCGTGGGCCTGCCCGGGGTGATCTCCGGCACGCCGGCCCAGGGCGTGACGCCGCAAATCTCGATCGAGGTGTCGAAGGACAACGGCCGCACGTGGCTCGCGCCGCGCCTCATCGGCTTAGGCGTGCAGGGCTCGTACCTCACCAAGGTCAAGGCCCGGCGCTTCGGCCAGGCGCGGGTGTTCACCTTTCGCTTTCGAATCACGGATCCGGTGAAGCGCGTGATCACCGACGGGGCCCTGCAGACCAAGGTCAGCAAGGGGGGCAAGTGAGCGGCATTCTGGGTCCCGCCCCGTTAAACGCGCCCGTCATGCAGGACAAGATCACGCACCCGGCCTGGCGCGCGTGGCTCTCCCAGCTCGCCGTCGTGGCCCAGGCGGTGGGCTCGGGCGGCACCACCGCGCAGCGGCCGGTGGGCACGCCGACCGTGCCGCTGTTTCTCTACCAGCCTTTTTTCGATACGACCCTGGGGAAGCCGATATGGATCAAAACCTTGAACCCGACGGTGTGGGTGGATGCGACGGGGACGCCGGTATGAGCAAGGACGTCATGGTCACGGAGCCGGAGAAGGTCACGCGCCTCGAGCGCGACATGCTGCGCATGCCGCAGGCCGCCTGCACCGTGCGCCACCACTTCTCGCCGGGCCTGTACATCCGCGAGCTGCGCATGCCCGCGGGCACCATCGCGCTCGGGCACTACCAGCGCCACGCGCACATGAACATCCTCATGCAGGGCGCCTGCCGGGTCTTAAACCCCGAAGGGCACCCGATCGAGATGCGCGCGCCCTTGACCTTCGTCGGCGCCCCGGGCCGCAAGGTGGGCCTCGTGATGGAAGACATCGTGTGGTTGAACGTCTATCCGAACCCGGACGACTGCCAGGACATCGATGCGCTCGAGGCGCGCCACCTCTTGAAGTCCCCGACCTACCGCACCCACCAGAACGAGCAGGACTACGTGGAAATGCTCACCGAGGCGGGTGTCTCGGCCGAGCTCGTGTGGGAGCAGTCGAGCCGCGACGATGACTGCATCCCCTGGCCGGCGGGCACCTACAAGGTGAAGGTCGGCGATTCCAAGATCGCGGGCAAGGGCCTCAACTGCACCGCCGACTTCGAGGCGGGCGAGGTGGTGGCGCCGGCCATCTGGCAGGGCAAGCGCACCCCGGCTGGGCGCTACACCAACCACTCCTCGAACCCCAACGTCGAGCCGCTGCAGCGCTTGGACGGCAACACCTACTGGGTGGCGCTGCGCCCGATCTCCGGCTGTCGCGGCGGCCAGGACGGGGAGGAGATCACCATCGACTACCGCCAGACCGTGGCCTTAGCCCTTCGGAGGATGGACCCATGAGCGGCATAGCGACGGCAGTTATCGGCGCGGCCGTGATCGGCGGCGTCGCCACCACCATCGCCTCGAACAAGGCCGCGTCCGCGACCAAGAGCGCGAGCGACGCGGCGATCCGGGGCGAGCAGGGCGCGCTCGCCCAGCAGGCGGCCCTCTCCCAGCCCTACCGGGACTTAGGCACCAGCAACATCCCCACCTACCAGTCGCTGCTCTCGGGCAACAAGCAAAAGACGGAGGCGACCCTGCAGTCGATGCCCGGGTATCAGTTCGCGCTCGATACCGGCACCGAGGCGGCGAAGCGCTCGAGCGCGGCGTCCGGCTTGAACCTCTCCGGCAACCAGGTGGGCGCGGTCGAATCCTTCGGCGTGGGCCTCGCGGACTCGACCTACCAGACCGAGCTTGCGAACCTCCTGCAACCCATTCAGTTGGGCCAGGCGGCCGCGGCGGGCCAGGCGGCGAACATCGGCGCCACCGCGAATACCGTGGGCTCGCAGCTCATCGGCCAGGGCAACACCCAGGCCGGGATCGATGCCAACCAGGCCGCGTCCTACACGAAACTCGCGGGCGGCGCGGCCAATTCCTTGCTGACCTACAACACCCTGCAGGGCTTGAACAATCCGGGCGGCGGCAACCCGCAGAACTTGGGCGGCTCGACCCCGGTGGCACCGGACGGCTCGACGTTGACCTATGACGCGAGCGGCAACATCACCGGCTCCGCCCCCGTGGCCGCTGTCCCGTAAGGAGCACCGATGGCACAGTTTGACCCCTCTACCATTCAGGACATCGGCGCGGGCGCCGCCTCCTTCGACCCGGCGGCCGACACCCAAAAGGCGTTGACGCTGGCGGACCTCTACGACCAGAACAAGCTGAACAAGATCAAGGTCGCCGACGCCACGCAAAACCAGCAGGACATGACCTACGCCAAGCAAATCCTGCAGGGCAAGGACCTCTCGAAGCTCGACGATCAGAACGCGGCGGTCGCGAAGATCACCCAGCGCAACCCGCAGTTGGGCATGGAGCTCATGCGGTCCTTTTCCGGCCAGCGCCAGGACCAAAACGCCGAGAAGGAGCAGCAGCTCAAGCTCTACGATCACAAGAACGACATCATCGGCGGGGCGATGTACCAGTTGAAGGCGAAGCACGACCAGCTCCTCCAACAGGGCATGAACGAGCAGCAGATCCACGACGCCATGAAGGGCGACGTGATGACCACCATCAAGGGCCTGGTCGAGGCGAAGACCCCGGACGGCAAGCCGCTGCTCGATCAGAACGACGCGAAGATCATGCAGCAGGGCTTCGGCCAGGGCTACAACACCGGCTTCGTGGACCAGGCCGTGTCGCGCAGCGCCCAGGCGAAGGCGGCGATCGCGCAGAAGTTCAAGGAGCTCGACGAGCAGCGCAAAACCAAGGACGAGGACCGCAAGGAGAAGGCGACCAACGCGGCGATCGCGGCCGGGACCCGCCGCGGCGACCAGGCCGATCGGCGTTTGACCGACCAGGAGCAGGCGGCCAAGGCGAAGCGGGCGGTGGCGGAGGGCGGCAAGCTCGAGCCCGACGATGCCACCGCGCTCGCCGAGCAGTACCTGGCCGGTGACAAATCGGTGATGACGGGCTTGGGCCGCGGCGCGCAAGGGGCGGAGAACATCATCCTGGTGCGCCACGCGATCGCGCGCGAGGCGAAGGCGCAGGGCATGAAACCGGCCGACATCGCCGCGCGTCTGGCCGAGTACCAGGGCTACACCGCCGAGCAGCGCTCCTTGGGGACGCAGCAGGCGAACGTCGAGATGGCCTCCTCCGAAGCGCAGCAGATGATCCAAAACGCCCGCGGCGCCTCGGACGACACGGCGGTGGCGCGCGCCCACTCGCTCGGCTGGAACAAGATCGACCAATGGTCGGACAAGCAACTGCAGGGCCCGGAGAACGCGAAACTGGCCTCACTCAAGGCGGCCACCACGGCGGTCATCAACACCTGGTCCCGGGCCATCAACCCGAAGGGCGTCGCCACGGTGTCCGACAAGGAGCACGGCTACGAGCTCCTAAACGCCGCCCAGGACAAGGCCACCTACGACGCCGTGCTTGATCGCTTCCAGCAGGAGACCGAGGCCTCCCTCGCGGCGCCGGCGTCCGCCAAGCAGCGCCTGCACGATGCCTTCATTTCGGGGCAAACCCCGACCCCAGCCGCAGCGCCCACGGCGGCCTCCTTGCAGCCCACCCCGGGACGCGACGCACCGCCCGGCGGCGGTCCGGCGGCCATCCCGAAACCCGGCGCTACCCCGGGGCCGACCGCCACGGGGCCGGACGGCAAGAAGGTGCAGTGGAACGGGACCGCCTGGGTGCCGGTGGGTGGCTGACATCCCGCCACCGCCGCCGGGCTTCACGCTGGACGCCGCTCCCGGCGGGGGAGGCGTGCCACCGCCGCCTCCCGGCTTTACCTTGGACACGCCATCGGGACCCGGCCCCGTCGAGAAATTGATCGGGGGCCTCGATGTGCCCGCGGCGGTCCTGTCGAGCGCCGCCGGGAGTCTCGCGGGCGGCGTCGTCCAGGCGGGCGGCTACGGCATGCAGGCGCTGGGGCTCGCGAAAGAGGATGCCGGCCAGGCGGCGGCCAAGGCCGAGGAACTCTTCACCTACCATCCGAAGACGGATCGCGGCAAGGCGGTGATGGCGGACGTCTCGAAAGGGCTGCAGGCCTTCGAGGACTGGACGGATAAACAGGGGGACCAGGCACACCAGGCCATTCGGGCCGCCGGCGACAAAGCGGGCGAGGTCGCGAAGGCGTTGGGCGCCCCGCAGGCGGTGGTCGACTTCATCGAGCGCCACAAGGAGCAGGTGGCGGCGGCCTACGGGTCGGCGACGAAGACGGGCTTGAACGTGGTCCCGATGGTCTTAGGATCGGAGCTGAAACTCCCCCGCGGCGCCCGCGTGGCCGGGGATGAGGCGGGAATGGCCGGCATTCGGCCGCCGACGGGCCGTCCTGCGGATCAATCGTCCACGGGACCATCTGTGGCGCCTGTCGCTCCGACCGCTCCTGGGGCTTCTCCGTCGGTTTTAGAGGCCGCCCCGGCCGGTCCACGTGGAACACCCAACACCAGCCTGGAGGGGACGATTCCTCCACGCCCCCTCCCTGCTACCACCCCCCGCGCGAGGGCCGAGGCCTATGCACGTGATCGCCTTGGCCTTGATTGGGATGCTATTGGGGCGGCGACGCAGGCCAAACTCACCCGCATCGCCGCCGATGCTCGCGCGCTGGATAAGCTCAATCCGGACGCGGTTCGCCGCCAGGCGCACTTGGAGCGCGAGGGCTTCGGCCGCAAGCCCATCACCACCACCGCGGGCAAGCTCAACCGAGACAACGCAGAGCTACTGCGTGAGCAGGGAGCTGCAGCTACCCCATCCGGACGATCCATCGTGGAGACTGACATTGCGGCAAACCGAGACCTACGTGCAAACATCGAAACACTCGTCGACCGACTCCGCGGCGTAGGGCAGACGCGTTCCAAAGCCACCAGCCGCGAGCAGGTGGGCGCCGCGGTGTCCGGCGAGGAAGGGGCGCTGACCTTGAAGCAGAAGAAGGCCCAGGCCGAGACCCGGCGCCTGTACGCCAAAGCGCGCGAGACCGAGCCCGAGGCCACCGCGAGCACCGCCCCGATCCTGGAGCTCTCCGGCAAGAACCCGGCCGTGCAGCATCTCTCCTGGGTGCCCGCCTGGTTCAAGAAGGCCGCCGGCGCCGAAGGGGTGGAGAGCCTGGAGCAGGTCAAGCTCAAGGACCTGCAGGACCTGCGCACGCAAGCCGTGGGGATCGCCAAGAGCGGCGGTACCGACGGCTTTCACGCAGGCCAGGTGATCGAGGCGATCGACGCGGCCATGGAGACGGCGCCCGAGAGCGCGAAGGCCTGGAAGGCGGCACGCGACTCCTTCCGCGCCGAGCGGGCGGAATTTGCGAACCAGGGGGCCATCGAGCGCTTGGTCGGCACCAAGGGCGGGGCGTATCGCTCGGATCCAAAGACCGCGCTCGAGGATGTGTGGAAGACGGGGTTTAAGAACGCGAAGATCGAAGAGGTCCGGCAGTTGAAGCGTTCCTTGCTGTCCGGAGACGCCGAATCGCGTGTGGCTGGCAAAAAAGCGCTGCGCACGCTGCGGGCCGAGACCGGCCAGGACCTGGTGCGCGAGATCACGAAGGGCGTCTCGACCAATGTGAAGGGCGAGACCAACATCACCGCGGAATCGATCAACCGCTGGATCAAGGGCATGGGCGGCGGCTCGATCGAGGGCGGCGTGGAGAAGCTCAACGTGCTGATCGGCAAGCGCGCGACCAACGAGCTCATGAAGATCCGCGAGGACGCGCAGATCACCAAGACCGAGCCCACGGTGCGCAACGTGGGCTCGAACACCTTCCAGAAGATCTTGAACTGGATGGACGACTCGGGGCTCGGTGGCCTGATCAAAAAGATCCCCGGCGCGGGCCCCGTGGCGCACCTGGGCGATATGGCGGTGAAGAGCGCGAAGAACGCGAGCGCAGTGCGCGCCGCCGGCGAGTCGGCCACCTCCGCCGCCGAGCGCACCTCGGCGGCCGCGGCCGAGAAGCGCGCGAAGCAACTGCAGCGCGAGCAGACGAAGCGCCGGCCGCTGCCGCCCACCTACGGGGACCGGGAGTGAACGTGCTCCTGATCGAGATGGAGTCCGCGGGCTGCGGGCTCGCCTTTGCGCTCTTGTGCCTTAAAGCCGGTCACAAGGTGCGCTACTACCTGCGGCCCGAGAACAACACCACCATCGGCGAGGGCTTCCGCGGTCTGCAGCGGGTGAAGACCTGGGTACCGCATGCAGCCGGGTGGGCAGACTTGGTGCTCATGACCGGGAACGATCAATTCCTGCCGAAACTCGACGCGCTTCGCCAGAAAGGCGTGTGTGTGTTCACCCCGTCGGTCGCCTCCGCCGCCCTCGAGATCGAGCGCGAGAAGGGCATGAAGTTCTTCGAAGCCGCGGGCATCGAGGTGCCGCCCTACAAAACGTTCAAGAGTCTCGACGAGGCGGAAGCTCACGTGCGGGCAAAGCCCGATCGGTATGTCTTCAAGACGCTGGGTTCGGAGGAAGACAAGAGCCTGTCCTACGTAGGAAAAACGCCAGCCGACATGATCGCGCGGCTGCAGCGCTGGAAGCGCCTGGGGCTCAACCCGAAGGGGAAGGTGATGCTGCAGACGTTTGTGGAGGGGCTCGAGATCGGCGTCTCGCGCTGGATGGGCACGGACGGCTTTATCGGCGAGTACAACGAGAACACTGAGAATAAAAAACTCCTCTCCGGCGACTGCGGGCCCAATTGCGGCGAGGCCGGCACCGTCATGAAGTACGTCAAGGAATCGAAACTGGGTGAGATGGTACTCGCCCCGCTCGAGGAGGCGCTCGTGAAACTCGGGCACTTAGGCGACATCGACGTGAACTGCATCATCGATGAGAAAGGCAAGCCCTGGCCGCTCGAGTTCACGTGTCGGTGGGGCTGGCCGGCGGCCAACATCATGTGGGCCACCCAAAAGGGCGATCCCGTGGAGTGGATGCGCGATGCCTGCGAGGGCGAGGACACCACCGACTTCGTGCGCTCCATGGCCTGCGGCATCGTCATTGCCCAGCCCGACTACCCCTATAGCGCCGCCTCCAAGGCCGACACGATGGACATCCCGATCAACGGTCCCTCACCGGGGAATCGCCCGTTCGTCTTTCCGCAGTCGGTGAAGATGGCGACTCTCCCCGCCATGAAGGGCGAGGAGATCACGGATAAGCGCATGTGGGCGACCTGCGGGGACTACATCGCGGTGGTCACCGGGACGGGCAAGACGGTGAAGCAAGCGTGCGAGCGGGCTTACAAGGTGGTCAAGGAGATCCACGTGCCAGATCTCATGTACCGCGACGACATCGGGGAGAAACTGGAAGAGCAACTGCCCGAGCTGCAGAAGCACGGATTCTGCAAGGAGTGGGCCTATGACTGATCAGGCGATGTGCGCCCAGGCCTTGCGGTGGATCACCCTCATGATCATGTGCTGGGAGACCCCGTGGATCTTGGCCAAGGTCCGGCTGGAGAGTGCCGAGGCCCGAATTGAGCGCACCTTCTCCGCATCCAACTTGCGCGCGCTTCGCCCCTTGTCCCGCATGTCCGCGTTGTTGATCGCGTGGTCGCCGAGGAAGAGGTGGTGGGGATTGACGCACTTCGGATTGTCGCACCGGTGCAGCACGTGCTGGGCCTCCGGGATTTCCTGGACGTGCAGCTCGTACGAGAAGCGATGCGCCCGAACGATGACGCCTTGTGTCACCCCGAAGGCCCCATACCCGCGTCGATCCTTGAAGCAAGCCGCCGTCCAGTTCCAGCACTCCGTCGGCGTTCTCTTGTCCACTTTTGCCCAGAATCGCGCGATGACGTCCATAGGCGGAATCTACCATGGCTAACCCCACCGTTTTCTACCTCTCCCCGGCCGGGGTGATCATCCAGCAGCTCTCGAACTTGGGCGTGCCGCTCGCGGGCGGCCTCGTGTACATCCTGGTCGCGGGCTCCGCCGCCACCCTGCAGACGACCTACACGGATTCCACCGGTACCACCCAGAACCCGAACCCCATCATCTTGAACAGCGCCGGGCGCCTGGCCGCGAACAACGCGCCGGTGTCCATCTGGGTGCCGACCAACACCCCGCACAAGATGATCCTCACGGACGCTACCGGGAACCTGCTCTCCGGAGGGGTGCCGCTCGACAACCTGTACGGCATCAACGATCCCGTAGGCATCTTGACCAGCCTCGATAACCCGGTCACGGGCTTCGGCGCGGACTTGGTGGCGAACGCGGTGCGCTCCTACGACGTGGTGGCTTCGGTGCGCGCCGCGAATGTGCCGAGCCTCACCGGCTCCCAGACCCTCGTCATCGATGTCGAGGGCGGCGTGCTGGTGAACGATGGCAACGGCGGCATCTTCTACTGGTCGGCGACCTCGACCGCGACCGACGACGGCTCGAACGTGATCAAGCCGAACGCCATCATCGCGGCGAACCCCGGTCGCTACCTGCGCCAGGCGAATCTCTTCGGCTCCACGGGCTCCTTCCTCATGAACATCACCGGGGCCGCGACCGCCCCCACGATGAATGTGACCTGGGTCAAGAACGGCAGTTTAGTCACGGTGAACATCGCCGGTACCGCGGCCTTGACCTCCAACTCGACCGCCTTCGGTGCCACCGGGTTCCTGCCCTTGCTGCAGGGCCCGAACTCGGGGGCCCTCTCGCAGCTCTTCGCCGCGACCGACAACAGCACCCCCGGGGTGGCGGCGACCGTGCAGATCCCGGCCGTCGCCGGCGGCACCGCGATCGCCTTCAACATCAACAACGCGAGCGGCCTGTGGACGGCGAGCGGCACCAAATCGATCGTGCAGGGCGCGTTCACCTACGTGCTGCACTGAGGGAGACACCATGCGCCAGTACATCGATCTCGTCTCGGACCTGCAGGGCAACGCCCTCTTCGGGGCCACCGTCACCGTCACGAACTTCGTCGGCGGGGCGCTCTCCTCGCTCTTCTCGGACAATGGCTTGACGCCGATCACGGGCTCGATCGTCTCGACCGACATCACCGGGCAGTATCAGTTCTTCGTCGCGGACGGGGACTACGTCCTCACCATCAAGGTGGCGGGCTCGGTGTACAAGACCTTGACGCCGGTGTCGATCTTCGACGGCGCGGCGCAGGTGACGCAAGCGGACACGGGCAGCGCGGCGAATCTCTATGCCACGAGCTCCGGGGTCCTCGAGAAGCAGCTGCGCACGGGCCTGCGCTCCTGGTTCCTGGCCGCTCACACCAACACCGGGGCCTCGACCTACGCCTACAACGGCTTGACGCCTAAGAACATCGTCGCCTTCGACGGCTCGGCCTTGACCGCCGGCGTGATCGTCACCGGCGGCATCTACTCGGTGGAGTACAACGGCGCCGCCTGGCAGATGACGGCCTCGTTCCTCACCGCCACCTCGATCGGGACGCAGCTCTACCCGCCCTCGGCCGCGGAGATCGCGAACGGCGTCACCATCGTGTCGCAGTTCTACCCCTACAACGATTTCAGGCGCTACGGGATTCTGCCGAACGACATCACCAAGGCGACCACCAACACCGCGATCTTGAAGCAACTGTGGAACCCGGCGCTGACCGGCCCGGTGGGGGTGTTCCAGCTCCCGATCGTCACCGGGGCCGATATCTGGTACTTCAACGCGAACATCGCCATGCGCGACTACGTGTACCTCGACATGAACGGCCAGACCATGTCCTGGGCCTTCGCCACGGTGCTCGCCGACAACGGCGCCGGCCTCCTGACCGCGCAGCGCAACGTGAAGATCGAGAACGGCCACATCACCTGGGTGCTCACCAACGCGTCGGGCACCAGCAACTACGGCAACGGCCTGATGTTCGGCGGCCGCCAGAGCACCCCGGCCCTCTTTCCGCCCACCTACGACTCCCTGCTCCCGGCCCCGATGGGCAACATCGTGGTGCGCAACGTCACGCTGAACGGCACCGCCGACCCCACCCAGGCGCGCGCCATCTTCATGCTGGGCGGCCTGCAGAACATGACCTTCGACAACATCAACATCGAGGGCAACGCGGCGCTCCTGGACGGGCACTACTACGAGTTCGGCTTCGCGACCAACCCCACGGACGTCAACTCCGCGCAGTCCTCCTACATGCAAAACGCCCGGTACACCAACTGGGTGGTCGATGGCTGCGTCAATTCCGCGATCTCTGGCAACGGCGCGACCGATGTGATGATCGACGGGCTGATCGCCACCAATGTGAACTTCCCCATCGGCTGGGGCATCGGCGAGGCGGCCTTCATGACGCCCTGGAACCCGAACAACGTGGCCGGCGCCAAGCACGGGATCCACATCAAGAACGTGATCTTCTCGCCCCTGGTCGCGGGCGGCACCGGCATCACCATCACCGGCACCTCCGGAACGCTTGCCGCCACCGCGACCTTCCGGCCGCAGTGGTTGGCGAACCACACCTACCACAACAACGGCGACGTGGTCTTCAACGGCGGCAACCTGTACATCTTGACCGCCGGCCAGGGCGGCAACTCGGCGAGCTCGGGCGGCCCCACGGGCACGGGCACCGGCATCACCGACGGAGCGCTCACCTGGGCGTACCTCAACAAGCAGGCCTCCACCGATCTTCTCGACGTGATCATCGAGGACTGCCACTCGAACGCGGGCAACGTCGGCGGCTACGCGGTGCGCCTGATCGGGGTGACCCAGGCGCGGATCCGCGGCTGCTACTTCAAGGGCTTCCAGCGCGGGGTTGACTCGGACGCGGACTCGACCCGCATCACCATCGAGGACTGTGTTATCCGCGACTGCACCGGGGTGGGCATTGCCTTGGCGGGCCAGGGCGCGACCGGCGTGTACCCCTCCGGGCGCAAGAGCCTGCACGCCATCCGCAATTGCTGGATTGCGGGCTCCGGCACCTCGGCCGCCTCGGCGGCGATCAGCTTGACCTCGGTCATCGGCGCCATTGTCGAGGGCAACCGCTTCGGCTACGAGACGGGGCACGACGATGTGGCCGAGACCACGCAGCTCTTCGCGGTGTCGATCGATGCGGCCTCCTTCGGCGTGCATGTGCGCAACAACTATGTCGCCGGCGTCTCGGCCGGCAACGCCTACGCCGCGGCCTCGGGCGGCACCTCGAGGAATAACCGCCTGGAGAACAACTCCGGCGTGCAGACCGCGCAGGGCTCCTGGATCACCGACTGGACGTCCGGCTCCCCGCAGGCGATCGGCACGGGCGGCACCATCGCCTTCGGGAACTTGAAGTACGTGCGCTTGACGCCGGCGGCCGCGGTCACGGGCGTCATCATCGGGGTGGGCACGGCGATCGCGACCGATCCGGCGCAGGAGATCGTGCTCATCAACGAGAGCATCGCCGCCAACTCCATCACCATGGCGATCGCCGGCACCTCGGCGGTTGCGAACGGCGTCTCATGTGTGATCCCCGGCCTCACGGCGCGCCGCTTCGTGTGGGACCCTGCCACCTCCCTCTGGTATCAGCAAACGTAAGGAGCAAAGTTATGCACAGCTTGTTACTGATCGGCGCCGGCCTGCTCGTGGGCCTCGCGGGCGGGTGGTATTTAAAGGGGCGCTTCGGCGTCCAGGTCGGCAAGATCGAGACCGACGTCAAGGCATGAGCCAGGCGCTCGACCTCTTCCAGGGGCGGGTGATCGCCGAGGAGGGCGAGCGCCTGCAACCCTACGACGATGCCACCGGGGAGCCGGTGAAGGCCCCGCAGGGGTTCCTGTCCTGGGGCTGGGGCTTTAATTTGACACAATGCGGCTCGCACGCGCTCTTTGCGACGATGTTCCGCTTCCTGGCGGGTGCCATTGAGAACCAGTTACAGGCGCTCACCTGGTACCCCGGCCTACCATCCGGCGTCCAGTCTGTGTGCCTCGACATCGCCTACAACGGCGGGGTGCACGACCTGCTCAACTACCCGCACATGATCGCCGCGCTGGCGCTCAAGGACTACGCAGGAGCGGCCGCCCAGTGCACGACGAAGAACCCACAGCTGCAGAGCCGGTACCAGAAGCTCGCCGCGATTATCGCGGCCGGTGCGTAGCCGCGTGGGCCCGCTGTCGAGCCGGGGCGCGGTGGGTGTGGGGTCACCGCACCAAGGCCGTGGGAATTGCCACGGGCGCGGCGGGCGGCATCCAGCAGCTCCTCGCCCAGTACGGGCACGTGATCCCGGTGAGCTGGCACGGCGCGCTTCTCGCAGCGGCCGGCATGATCATGTTTCTGGTTGGCCTCTACAACACCTTCCAATGAACGACAGGATCCGCGCCGAGGAGGAGGCCGAGTGGGCCAACATCACATCGAAGCTCGACCGCGTGCTGATCGACTCGGACAACCTGCCGTTGCTCGTCGCCCGCCTGCGCAAGGACATGTACGTGGCGAAGGACGACCTCGCCAAGCTCGAGCCGCGCACCCGGGCGCTCGAGGTGAACGATCAGACCCGCTTCACGAAGAACGCGGCCGAGGACCTGTTCAAGGATTTGTTCCGCGCCGACATGGCCGAGCGCGCCGCCCTCGCAAGGCTGGTGAAGCTCATATACATTCCGCTGGGGCTCCTGGCCGCCGCGGCGCTCATCGAAGTGGTCAGAGGGTTTTTCAAGTGAACGGCAAAGATACCGAGACCCGGATTGTCGAGGTGGTGCGCGAGGAGAACGAGGCGACGCGCCGGCACATCTCCTCTGTGGTGGGCGATATTCGCAACGACACGCGGATCACCAAGACCCGCATGCAGCAGGTGAAACAGATGGTGCGCCGGTTCCTGACCAAGATGGGCGTCACCACGGACGACATCGACCCATGAAGCTCACCGACTTGAAAGCCGAGCTCCGCCACCCGAACTGGGACGGCACCGCGCCCGTGACCGTCGCCCAGGCCTGGGGCGTGCACTTCACCTGCCCCTGCGGCAAGCACGAGATCTGGGCCCCCTTCCAGCACGCCACCGCGAGCTCGCCGGCGTGGGCGGCCTCGGGCGAGGGCCTGCACGATCTCACCTTCTCCGACTCGCCCCGGGGCAGCCGCTCGATCCGGTGCAACGGCCCGTGCAAGGCCCACTTCAACATCACCAACGGGGCGATCGACTTCTACGGCGACTCAGGGGTCAAGGGATGAGCTACAAGGTCGTCGGGTGGATTCTCGCCTTCCTCGCCTGGTCCGGCTTTTGCTACTGGCAGGGCGGTCAGGGCACGCGCCTCGAGGTGGCAACGAAACAAGAGACGATCGACGCCAAACTCGAGACGAAGCGGGCGAACGATGAAACGATAGTGCAAAAAGAAGGAACGACCTATGCCGCGGCCACCTCTGCTCCGATCCCTGACGCTGTCGCTCCTGTTGTCAGCGTGTGCTACTACCGCACAGCCCCCGCCGTGCCAGGCGCCCACCCCGCCGGATCCGGCGCTCATGATCCAGCCCCCGTACCAAACGCGGGTGGAGGGGATCCTTATCTGCCTGCTCCCACCATCGTCCGATGGAACACCAAACCCCTTGTGCGAATCGGACGCGACGCCGACGCCCAAGTAGCGGGCCTGCAGGACTACATCAACCGGGTGTGCCTGGCGAAGGCGCCTTGAGCGGCAAGAGCCGCTGCTGGAAATTGTGACGCCGTAGGAAGTCCTCGAGGCACGGCCCGCCGCACCAGTGCACGCCGTGCTCCACGAGTTTGCCGGGCAGAAAGCGCCCGCACGATCGGCAATGGCCGGTCACGGATATCGAAGCGCGGGGCCCCGTCGAGCCCCGCCTCCGCCCGGTGTTATTCCGCTGTCACCGTGGCCGTCGCCACGATCGGAGGGGGATTGTTCCAACCGGGTACCCCCAGGAACCATGATCATCTGGCCTTCTCGGCCTGAAAGTGATCCAGCATCGCGCGCCGGCGCCGCTCATCGGCCTCCTCGAGCAGCCGCTCGAGCTCCCGCACGGTGACGTACATCTCGTCGCGGGTGGTGCCGTTCGTGCGGCGCATGCCGCTCGAGGTCCACACCCAGCACTCGGCGTCAACCTCCACCGGCGGCCTTCTTCTCGGCCGCGATGCGCTCGGCCACCTCTTCGCGATGCACGGCGACCGACGCCGGCGCCGAGATTCCGATGCGCACCTGGTTGCCCTTGACCCCCATGACGGTGACCTTCACGTCCTCGCCGATGAAGACCGTCTCACCCACTCGCCTTGTTAGAAGCAGCATCGCCCAACCTCCTGTTCAGTTCATCCAGCGCCTCGCGGCGCCGGTTCCCATATTGCTCCGGATATTCGATCCGGCTGCCCCACGCCGTCTGCATCGTGGCCGCCATGCGCCAGCCGAGCAGCGCCCGGTGTTGGCTGCAGCACCACTGCGAATACTCCACCCACTTCGGGCACTCGGGCACCCCGCACCGATGGCGGCGGACCTTCACTCCCGCGGTTCTACGAGATCGCGGATCCACGCGAGCGCCGCGTCCACCTGCTCGAAGGGCATCTCCTCGAGGCGCCCCAGCTCGAACTGCGCCAGGAAGTGGGTCTCAGGGATCCCGGACTCATCCAGCTTGCGCTTGAGGAGCCCCATCAGCGCCGCGGTCGCCGGCCGGGTCTCCTTCCTGGCCGACTTATCCACAGGCGGCGTGGCCGCCGGGGAGGGCGCAGGGGCGGAGCGGTTCTCGGGCGCTGTCTTGGTAGGGGGTGGGGGGTCCTTGGGCGGCGCCGGCTGTCGCTTAAAGGCCCCGGAGGCCGCGAGCGCCGTGAGGCACAGGTCCGCCTGCGCGCGCTTCTTCGCCATTTTGAGCACGGTGCCGGCCAGGTCCTCGGGGTTCGTGCGCACCTGGCGCGTCATGTAGGGGTTCCCGCCCTTGCCGTGGCGCCACTTCTCGCGCCGGCGGTTCTCGGGCGTCTGGTCCCACTCCTCCTTGCACACGACCTCGCGCCACTTGTACTTCTCCTCGTTCGTGGAGCAGCGGCCGATCCCCTCGCCGATGAAGCCGCCCGAGCCCATGTGCGTGCCGCGCACGTGCACCGTGTAGCGCACGAAGTCCGGACCCGTGCTCTCCTCGATGCGCGGCTCGATCGCGATTTGGAAGGCCGAGAGCAGAAGCTCGGTGCCCTCCTTGAGCAGCGTGCGGTTCTGGGTGCCGGGGATCACCCCGTAGTGCACCCCCTCGACCATCATGGAGGCGATGACCTCCTGCACGTGCTGGGCGCGCTCCTTGAGCAGCACCACGGAGACCGGCTTGTCGGACTGGGGCACGATCGCCACCACGCGCGATTCGGAGCTCATTCCGCTTGCCTCTTGAGGAAGGCGGGCACGTGCTCGGGGTCAACTTCGCGCCGCGCCTGCATGAGGGGGGTGAGGAAGCCGTCCCGATCGGTGGTCCAGTCGATCGTGACGAACATCCCGTGGGTCCGGCACCACTCGGCGATCTGTTGGGCGGTCATGCCGCGGTGGAGCGTGATGTTATCCGGCGGCACGGCTGACCACTCCCAAGAACGCCCAAAGGCCGAGGGCCACGATCCAGTGCCCCGTGGCGAAGAACGCCACGATGGCAAGGACCAGGAGCGCAAGGACCGTCACTGCGGGGTCCGCTTCAAGGAGCGGCGCAAATTCCGCGACACCTTGCGCTCGAGGCGGCGTGCGCGGTATGAGGGGGAGCGGACGCGGCGGCGGCTCATGCGACACTCCCGTCTTCGATGCGCGCGTAGATGGCGCTGATCACGTCATCGAAGTTCTTGTCGGCGCAGTGGTAGTCGCTGATGACATCCGCGCCGTTTCCGAGGATCAGCAGCACGCCGCGGTTGCCCCAGGAGTGCTTGCCCTTGTGGGTGAAATGCAGCGTGCATTCGTCCACGCTGTAGATCGCCTCGAGCGCGGCCGTCTCGTCCATGCCGGGCGCGTGATCGGGCACGAAGGCGGGCGGCATGTAGGACTTGCCGCCGCCCATCTGGTACACCTCGCCGTCCCACACGGCGGCGACCTGGTAGCCAGCGGCGGCCATGGCAACGATGAGCGCCTTGATGATCGCGCGCTCTGCGATTTGCTCGGTGTTCAAGGTATGTGCTCGACAGTGACGGCGCCCTCGGCGACCTTGGTTCGGTGCGAGCTCGAGCGCTCGGCCTTCCAGCCTTTCGACTCGGCGAGCGCTTGGAAGTTGACGCTGACATCGAAGTGGATCGGATCGCCGTTGCGGTGGAGCACGACGCGCTTGCAGGAACCTGCACCCGGGGAGTGCAGATTCACCGCCCGCAAGAGCTCCATCCCCGGGTAGTGGGGGATGTTGCTGATGATGAGCTCCGCCTTGGCGGGGTTATCGACGGCCGAGCGGATCGCGCCGGCGATGTTGACCGTGAGCAGCGCGATCGCGGCGTCAAAGTCGGCTT